ATCGTAGAAATATTCACTTATCAAATTGCTGATAGATTAAAGTATCGTATTGAAGAGCGTTGTGAAACGTTGGAGGATGCTCAGAAAACTGTGTTCTTGGAAAAACTAAAGAATACTGTTGCTGGGTATAAAATTTATACAGAATTAAAACACGAAAACAATCTCATAGAACAAAAGTGGGATAGGGGTGCGAGAAAGTATTGGGCACAGGGCGAATATGGCACTAACAACTCCACAACAGCAAATTTTTGATGATCCTGCCCGTTTCAGATGTGTAGCGGCAGGCAGACGATTTGGCAAAACATATCTCAGCACCTATGAGATTGCCAAAGTAGCAAGATATCCAAACAAACGAGTATTCTACATTGCGCCAAGTTATAGAATGGGTAAACAAATCATCTGGCAATGGTTGTGTGATGAGATGCGCCTTAGACGCTGGATCAAAAAGATAAACGAAAGCGATTTAACTATAACACTGGTAAATGGTAGCACAGTAAGTATACGCAGTGCTGATAATCCTGACAGTATGCGTGGTGTAAGTTTGGACTTGGCAATATTAGATGAGGCGGCATACATGAATCCAGAAACCTGGACACATGTAATCAGACCAACACTGAGTGACCGTAAGGGCAAAGCGTTGTTTATTAGCACACCAAATGGTGTGGGTGATTGGTTTCATGACTTGTGGGTACGCAGTCATAACTTAGATGATTATGCGGCATACCAGTTTCGAACTATTGATGGTGGACAAGTAACACCAGAAGAAGTAGAAGCGGCCAGAGCAGAACTTGATTTAAGAACATACCGCCAAGAATATGAGGCAACGTTTGAAACAAGTGGTAACACAGTGTATCATGCGTTTGAGATGAGTAATGTACAAAAGTGGACCGAGGCAGTACCACATACACTACACATTGGCATTGACTTTAACATTGATCCAGTTACAAGTATCATATGTGCTAAAACTGCTGATGGGTTACACATTATAGATGAGATCATTATTCCAGTAAGTAACACACAGGAACTGGCACAAACTATCCAGGAAAAGTATGGCAGTCATCAACTTATAGCATATCCTGATCCAGCAGGACGCCAGAGAAGAACAAGTGCTGGTGGTAAAACAGATATGATTATCCTGGAAGAACATGGTATGAGATGTAGAGCACCACGAGCGCATCCACCAGTCAAGGACAGAATAAACAGTGTAAATAGACTACTATGTGATGCCAGTGGCACTAGAAGATTGTTTGTAGATCCAGCGTGTCGTAAAAGTATCGAGATGTTCCAGAAGTTACAGTATAAACCTGGAACCAGTTTGCCTGACAAGGATAGCGGATATGATCACACTGCTGATGCTATTGGTTATGCGGTACACTTCATGTATCCGATTAGACGCCCTGCGCCGGAGATTAATCAGGCGGAAGTGTTTAGGCACCTGTAATGATAAAAGAAAGTAAAACATTTAGCAGACTACCCACTGGAGAATTTAAGTGTCAGATTCGTGTAAGTGATGATAACTGGCAGTTACACACCAGAGGTGTGGGCGAAGATCGAACTGAAGCATTTAGAAATGCTTTAATAGAGTTATTACTTTTAACTACACTTAATGTCAAGAAATATTGGCATAAATAAAGTTGATTACTGTAAAGTAAGGTCCTGTTGGACTATCCGTAGTACGGAGTATTAACCATCAAAAGGATAAGAAATGAAATCACTTGAACAACTTCAAAGTGTTCATCGTCAATATACTGATCATGCTTATAAAGCAGATTACCTATATAGAAGTTATGTAGGCGGACAAGAGTATAGAGATGGTGAGTACTTAACCCGTTATTATGGTGAGGATAACGATAGTCAGCAGAACTTATACTTGAAGCGACTAAATTCAACACCACTAAACAATTATGTAAAAACTACAGTAGACATTTACCGTAGTTTCCTATTCAGAGAATACCCAGTTAGAACACTGGGAACACTAAACACAAACCCATTAGCAACACAGTGGATGAAGGACGTAGACCAGGAAGGTCAGGGTATTGATAGTTTCATGAAAACTGTTAATGACATGGCCATGGTTATGGGAAATGTCTTCATTGCTGTTGATAAACCTGCCTACAGAGTTGAAACTCAGGCACAAGAAATTGCTATGGGTATTAGACCCTATGCCACTGTGTACACACCAGGTAATGTATTAGACTGGAACTATCACAGACAAGTAAACGGCAAGCGTGTATTGGATTATATTAAAGTTATAGAGAATAACACTAGAACACATGCTCATATTACTGAATGGTATCCAGATGCTATCTATAGATATGTTGTTGTTAAAGATGACACTGGACAAATGGACGCCATTCAAGATTATCAGGAGTATGCTAACCCACTGGGTTATGTTCCTTTTGTTAACTACGCACCTATCCCAAGTCCTGTAAAAGGCGTGGGATACAGTCTTGTAGAAGATGTTGCGGACCTACAAAAGTTTATCTACAATCTCTATAGCGAAGCAGAACAGGCGGTGCGTATTAACGGACACCCGACATTGGTAAAGACTGCGGCGACAAATGCGACGGCAGGTGCTGGGTCAATCATTACCATGCCGGAGGATTTAGATCCAGGACTTACGCCCTTCTTGCTACAACCAACTGGAACCACTATCCAGAGTATTCTTGAAACAATCGAGAAAACAGTTGAAGCAATCCAGCGCACAACGCATACAAGTGCCGTACAAGGTACAAAGGGTTCACCAATGAGTGGAGTGGCATTACAAACTGAACGCCAGTTATTGAATGCTAAGTTGAGTGACATCGCCGACTCACTTGAGGAAACAGAATACAAGATTTGGCGTATGTGGAGTGATTGGAGTGGTATCCAGTTACCCGCTGACTTTGCCATCGATTATGTAGATACATTCGATATCAGAGATACGCACAGTGAAATGGAATTATATCGCAAGGCGGCAGAGATTGTGCCACACGATGTATTCCAAGAACGCATCCATAAGGATGTGGTCGACCTGATGGTTGAGGATCCTGTAGAAGCACAGAGCATCAAAGATACCATCAGTCAGGAGCATCAAACTGGTGCTATAAATAATTCTATAACAGAGTAAAAAAGGAATCAGACATGACTGAAAACATGGTAGAGACTCAGGAAACCGTTACTGATGCGGTTTCACAAGAGGAAAACACAAATCAGGAAAAAGTCTTCACCCAAGAACAGGTGAATGAAATTGTTGCTAAACGAATTAGTCAGGTTAATAAACGCTTTGCGGATATTGATGTAGACGAATATCGTGAACTAAAAACTCTTCGCCAACAGCAAGAAGAAGAACAAATGATTAACCGTCAGGAGTTCGAAAAACTGTTAAAGCAGACAAAGGCCAAGGCAGATGAAGAGGTTACTACACTGAGAAGTGAACTGGAAAAGATTAAAGTTGATGGTGCTTTAATCAACGCCGCGTCAAAAGCGGGAAGCGTAAACCCAGAGCATATTGCTCAGTTACTTAAAAAACATATTAGACTGGACAGTAATGGTTCAGTCAGTGTTGTGGATAGCGAAGGTAATGTTCGTTATAATGATTCAGCAGATCCTATGAGTGTTGATGATTTAACCGAAGAGTTCCTTAATGCTAACACTTATTACCGCGTAGCGGGGCCAAGTGGCAGTGGTTCACAAAGCAACACAGAACCGTCCAGAGCAGAAGCGATGGACTTAAATTCATTGGACTTAACCCGTGCCGACCATAGAGAAATCTATAAAAAGTGGAAGGCAGAAGGTAAAGTCTAAACCTTATTGAGAGGAAATAAAAATGGCATATAATAGCGCATTTGATCTTGCTTCAATGGTAGTACCTTTGAAAGCAGCAACCGTGTACTCAGCACACGAAACAAGTCAGTTCCTTGGTGGTGAAATCATTCCTGTAGTGAATATCCCAGCAGGTTCTGCCAGTCTTCAGGTCCCACTATTGGGTTCTGTTTCTGCTACAAAATTAACAAGTGAGTCACAAAATGACATCGATGTTACAGTAGTAGGTGATACAAGCGTATCAATCCCAGCAGCGATCTACGCTGCTCGCACAGTCCTTCGTGACTTGGGCGGAATCGATCCACAAGAAGTTGGTCGTGTACTAGGTAACGCTGTTTCAAACAAGTTTGACACAGATGTTGCCGCTCAACTAGAAAGTGCTTCAATCACTCAGAATGTTGACACTGCTGGTACAGTTACACTTGACTTCGTTCACGACGCAGTTGAAACAATCCGTACAAATGGCGAAATGGGTCCACTATTTGGTGTTCTTTCTCCTGCGATGGCAACTAACCTACTCAAGAGTATCGGTAGTGCCGCATACGCTGGTTCAAACTTCCAGGGCAACGCTCTTCAGAACGCTGACCTAGGTGTTGTTGCTGGTGTACGCTTCATCGTATCAAGTTACATGACTGCTAACAGCGGTACAATCTTTGCTCCAGACGCATTCCGTATCGGTATGTTCAAAAATATCGACATTGAAATTGCTCGCAGGCCTGAGGCAATTGGGCAAGATCTAGTCGCTGGTCTTCACGCTGGGGTTGGCCTAGTTGACGCAACTCGTGCTGTTCGCTTATACGACGCACCTTAATGGTTAAAAGGGAGATTAGACGATGGCATACGCAACAAACAGTGATTTAACAACACTATTACCAAGTATCTTCAATCATGGTGAAACTGACTTCACTGACGAACTTACAGAAGCGGAAGCAGATGTTAAGAGAGACATTGAGGTAGAATGGTTAAAGCGTGGTTTTAGAAAAGGCGATGGTAATACAAGATTTGATGCTACTTTGCTCACTGACGCTCAGTGGAAAAGAGCAACAATGTATAAAGCACTCGCTGATTACATAATGCCGCGTCTATCTCCATTCCGTGATGAAGATAGTTTCCAATTACAAATGAAACACTATAAAACAAGATATGCTGAAGAAATGGCCGCAGAGTTTGGTCGAGGAATCCAGTATGATACTGATAATGACAGTACTATTACGGATGACGAATACTTTGAGGCACATCAGGATAGATTGTATAGGTAATTAAATGAGTAAGAGAGAAGATATCGTTGCTGAAATTGTTACCCAAGTTGGTAACGCCGCCGGCGTTCAAACGGTTACAAGAGAACCTAAAGCACTTGAAGAACTAGCAGTTCCAAGTTTTCCACATGTGCTTGTAGAGACAGCGAATGAAGTTCGCACTCACGCAAGCATTGGTGGTACACCGCGACGAGTAAGTGATTTAGATGTGCTTCTAAATATCAATGTATATGGTGCTAACCGAGATCAATCTCGAAACACCATTATTGATGCTATTGAAACACAACTAGACTTAGACCCTACGCTAAATGGTAATTGCTTTGATTGTCAAGTAAGCGAGGTAAGTATCCGTGAGATTGCTGAGAGCGCACCATATGGGCAAGCAGTTATGGTACTCACGGTAAGGTACTTCTATGA